CGATCACGTCCACCCGAACACGGAACGAACCAAAAGCGACTGGAATCTCGGCGGCGATTACTTCAACGCGAAGACGGGCGAGCGATGGGATCCGGCCAACCCTCCGACCGAATGCACATTCCACTGGAACGCGATTATCGATTTCCCTTGGTTTGAGCTCGTCAAGATGTGGCTCTCGGCTCAAGAGGCGAAGCACGTCGGAAACTTTAGCCCGCTCGTTACGTTCTACCAAAAGCGCATGGCTGAGATGCGATCTGAACGGACGATCCACGACGCGGAGCTGCCGTTCGTTCGCCAGAAAATGGAGATGACCGACAAGGCCGCGAAAGCATGGCCGGACGAAACGGCTCGCTTCCTCACGGCCGATCGCCAGAGCGAAGACACTTACTGGGTTATGGTCCGCGCCTGGTCGAAGTTGGGCGAGTCGCGCCGTCTCTGGTTCGGTAAACTCTTCAGCGAAGTCGATATTGAGGCCAAGCGCGTCGAATACGCCGTGCAGCCTGACTGCGTTGTAATTGATTCGGGATACAGACCGAAAGGTGATCACGGCGTCTACTCGGCGTGCATCCGTTACCAATGGATAGCGGCAAAGGGAACGGATGAGGCGTTTTTCTGGCACAACGAGCTCGCACCCGATGGGAAAAGCATGGTGCGTGTGCAGAAACCGTGGGCTCCGTTGACGTGGGGCGATCCGATGGAAGGAACAACCGAGGAAGGGCGCACGCGCTGCATGCTCTTCCGGTTTTCGTCTCCAACGATGTCGGACCGCGTGATGGGTCTTATCGATCACGGCATGTGGGTTGAACCGGAGGCAGACGACGTTGATGAGTTGGAGCGCGAATATCGGCGCCAGATGAGTGCCGAGTTCAAACGCCCGCGCGTCGATAAATTCACGGGCCGCAAGATCATGGTTTGGGTCTGCCCATCGGGCAACAATCACGCATTCGACTGCGCGAAAATGCAGGTCCTGTGCGCCATGCAAACCGGAAACATGCCAGCTGGTATCGAACTTTCAAATACAAACCAAAATGAACAGCCAGCAAACAGCTAATTTAGAAAAATATCTTGCACCGAAACAGCTCCAAGAAGCGCTTTGCGCAGAGTTTGGTCTCTGTTTTACGGTTCGCTACATTCGATCAATTCGCCGTGCGACAATCCAAGCCGGAGACGGTATTTTCGTTGGGCGTGCGGCACGTCCGTCCGAAGTCATCCAGTGGCTCAAGGATAACCCCAAATTCTCGCGGCGCGTCTGATTGATGTCGTTTGGGCATCATTGGTGTAACTTTGGGCACATTTGGGCATCATTGACAAATTGCGGAGGGCGTCAGGCTGACAGGTTAATCTTTTCGTGCCCGCCAGCACGGAAGTTACCCGACTCGTTTTAAGGAAGCTCGCCGCCGATGCCGCAACAGCGGCTACCGGTTTACAAACAACGCTTCAGGCCGCTGCCTTCGGAACCGTCAGCCAGGCGCTGACCGGTAAAATCCTGATCGAAGCTCAGAGCGGTACAACCCGTTCGCGTTATGAGCTTCCTGTAGGTGCAGCAGCACTACAGCCGCAGGAAATCTCGGCGATGCTTTCGCGTCTGCTCGATCTGTACGACGCGGCGATTGCATCGGGTCTCACTGGCGGGATCGGCGCACCCGACGCCGCCGTTCTGGCGTGGATGCTGGGTCAACTCGTGATCGTCCGCAGCTTCGGCGTGGACTTTAGCGCAGCCCTCCAACGATGAGCATTCGTTCAAAGCTCGTTCAATGGTTTGCGGCCCCTGAGCTGAACGCGATTCAAGCACGGTACGAGGCGGCGTTTTGGACTGGGAATAGAAGCTATCTGCCGGCCTACATGCAGTCGGCGCGGGAGGACATCGACACGATGTCACGTCAGGAAATTTTACGCCGCGTCCGCTACTTCGAGAAAAACTCGAACACGATGCAAAAGGCGCTCTCGATTCTGAGTGTCAACGTGGTGGGTAATGGGATTAACCCAACGCCAGCGACAAAGAACCCGGACTGGAACAAAAGTGCGCTTGATTGGTGGAATGCGTGGTCACGCGCAGCCGATGTCACCGGCACTTCATCGATCTCCGAACTTCAAGACATCGTTTACCGGGCGCAAAATATCGACGGTGACCACGGAATTGAACTGACGGTAAACGAGTTTGACCGGCCCGCACTTAATCTCGTTGAGGCTCACCGCATCACGAATGGCGGCCTGAAAATTAAGGAGATCGAAGACGCTGGTTACAGACTTGTCGATGGCGTGATGGTTGCTCCAAACGGGAAACCCGTTGCATTCACCGTTTCCAGCGACTTCGACGCCAAGAAGGTTTCGGTTATTCCTGCCAGTCGATTCGTCTTTTTCTTCACGAAGAAACGCGCCGGTCAATATCGCGGAATTTCGCTTTTCCATAGCGCGATCCTTGATCTTCACGACCTAGACGACCTGCAAAAGTTTGAAATGTTGGCGGCAAAGAAGGCGTCTGCCGTATCCGACTACATCAAAACGGCGCAAGGAAGCGTTTCGCCGTCTGATCCGATGATTGGACGCTCGCTTCAGCCGACAGTCGGGCAGGCAGCGCCCAACCGGGAAAAGTACTACGCGCAGGCTTACGGCGGCGAAACTCGTGTTTTGCAGCCAGGCGATGAGGTTTTTCAGGGCAAAAACGACCGTCCGAGCGCTGCGACATCTGGCTTTTGGGATCGGTTAGAGAACAAGTTTGTTCAGGGGTCTGGGCTATCGTACGCCGCCCTCGTCGACTATCGAGGAAACTGGGGCGGTGCTACGCTTCGCGCAGCCGTAACTAGCGACAATCGCCTATTTTCGTTACGCACCGATGAGCAGGCCCGCAAATGGCAGCGTGTTTGGGAGTACGCAATTCAATGGGCAATGGACCATGGCGAACTTCCGCAGAACCCTGAGTTTCGCAATGTCCGCTGGCATCCGCCGCGTCGCACAACAGTCGATATCGGAAACGAATCCGCTGCAACGCTCAACGAGATAAAGGCCGGAACACGTACGTTCGAAACGACCTACGGCGAGGCCGGTGATGACTGGCGCGAACGTTTGGAGCAACGCGCGATCGAGGAAAAGTTCATCGACGATCTCGCCAAGAAATACGGCATCTCTCGCGACCTGATTTCGAGTTTCGCGCAAGAGCGCATGTCGGGACTTTTGCAGGAAAACGAACCGGCAAACACAGCCAAGACGAAGCCTGATCAAAAGGATGAATCGCAATGACCACGCAAATCTTAGCATCTAGCCTCGCGCACGATCTCGCGCTTTCTGACAAAGCGACAGATCCGCTTCCGACTTCGATTGTCTGGATGCCAGCAGGCACGCACGCGATTTCTGCGACTACGCTGGACGGTGCTGGATACGCCGGCAATGCGATCTGCGATGAACAGGCGTTCCGCTCGATCCTTGCATCGTTTCAGAAGATCACGGCATCCGGTCAGCGCGTTTGGCTCGATTTCGATCACGCCGATGGCGAGGCCGCAGCTTGGGTCAAGAGTTTCTCATGGGACGCAACCAAGGGAATCCTCGCCAACATCGAATGGACGGCTAAAGGCGAACAGGCGCTTAGGGGCAAAGCCTACTACTCATTTTCACCCGCGTTCGCTGCCGAGAAAACGACCGGCCGAGTTGTCCAGCTTCTCAAAGGGCACGCCGCTGGTGGCCTCGTGAATGCACCCGCTTTTGGAGCCGCTATGCCCGCGTTAATCGCGGCGCGTATGGCCGCAGTCACTACAAACAAAACCGCGCCGGGCGGAAACCCGGAGTCTACCAACATGAACGAAGTACTCGTTAAACTGTTGGCCGCGCTTGGTCTTCAGGCTCCGGCTAACCCCACCGATGAAAGCGTAATTGCTGTCATTGCGAAACACATCAACACCGCTAAAGCCTCTCCGGAGCTTGAGTCGGTCAAAGCCCAGCTTGCCACCGTGCAAGCATCCATCGACGCGAAGGCGAAGGCTGAACTCGAAGCCGTACAGGCCAAAGTAAAGGCCGACGAAAAAGCCGCTGCCGACAAAGTCACCGCGCAACTCGCCGAAGCCAATGCGCAGCTTGCCGCGATTCGCGCTGGCGCAACCGCCGCTGGTGCCGGTCCTGGCATCATCC